AATGGCGATGTTGAAGATAGTGAGGAATCAATCAAGCAAACTGTTCGCGATATGAGGGGAATCAGAAAGCAATTATTACAAATCCCTACTGATATACCGGGCAAGAATTCTGTAGGAACGGATATTATGCTCGGAGATACCCTTTCTAACGATGAAGCAGGTATTCTTACAGGGCAGATAAATAGTGGTGAAATTAAATCTGATACAAATTCTATAATTGAAGCACTTGGGAATATTCGTGGTGAGGCTATATCAATACCTGCTATTCCTGAAAATACAAAGTTAAATGAATTATCTACCAGTATTGAAACTGGCGATATAGATACAAAATCATTGGCGAAAACGCTTCGTGATGTAACTATGAATGCACTTGCTACCGGTCCGGGCTTGGCGATTGATGCAATTAGGAAGAAAAGTGATAGTGGAATTGCGGAAAAACTTGATAATGCGATAAATTCTGCTGATGTACCGGCAGAAACCTTGATAACTCTTGAATTAATGAAGGGCTCAGGTTTAACAAACGTACCTTTCTTTGCAAATATGACTGAAGGGTTACTTGAAGCGGCTTTGAGTAAAGCTCCAGATAAGATAAAAGATATTAAAAAGCAGTATAAAAGTATGATTGGTGATTTAAAAGGCGCAAATGAAACATTTATTAAACAAGTTAAAAAAGATATTGATGTTGTAAAAAAAGATATAGATGATCCTGAAGGGTTTAAAGATAGGATGCTAAAAGAGGCAAATGAGATAAAGGCTAAAGCTGCGGAATTCTTGTCAAATATGAAGGATGTGTTTACTGGTGATCAATCCCTTTCTGCTGTTATGAATGACTTAATGACGAATGAATTGACCACATCACAGTTAAAAAGGCCAACGCCATTGCCTGACACAGAAGATAGAATGTCAATCCTTGAGACGTCTTTAGCTCCTACCGAGAAATTAACTAAAGCAGAAAGTAACTTTTTACGCAATATGGTAGATGGTGGCGAAATCGCTCCTGGAAATGATGCATTTAAAGAAATATTAGATATTCTTCGTCAAGCAGTAGAGGATAATGTAAATAATGGTGGCATAGAAGATACTGAAAAGGCGAGGGAAATATATATAGACCTACTAGATAATAGGAATATAGGGCCTGATGGTAGATTAGGGTCTCCGGGCAATCCTAGAAGTACCGTTCCATTCAATAACACTGAGAATTTATACAAACTTGCTGAATCCTGCCCGGTAACTGCAGATAGTGGTTGCCCTTTGTTCCTTTCAACATTTGCAGAAAACGAAAACAAAGACATTGGCTGGATGGAAGTATTTGAATTTGATGATTCTAATGTTCTCGGCATGTTGGTTAAGAATTTCAAGAAACTTAAATCAAAATTATCGCCACCAATTAAACTTGGGCATGATGAAAGTCAGAAATTGGTACAAAACTCCGGATTCCCTTCTGCAGGATGGATTACAGGGCTGAAACGTAAGGGAACTACCAATAAATTACTTGCATATTTCTCAAACGTACCGAATCCTATAGTTAAATTAATTGAATCCGGGGCGTATAAAAGAATATCCGCAGAGATCTATAATAATTATGTAGATCCTGATACACATAAAGCTTTTGGTCCTACAATGAGGGCTGTTAGTATATTGGGCGCAGACGTACCGCGCATAAAGACTTTGAAAGACTTGGCAATTATCTATAATTCTGATGGATTGCCGTATAAAACTTTTCAGAAGGAGGAAATCGGAATGGATGTAATAATGCAGATGATTGAAGCACTTAAAGAAGAACTTTCTAAACTTGCAGGACTCGACAAAGCAGAAGATACGGAACAGGTACAGGAAGCTGTTGAAGCATTGCAGGAAAAATTCGGTGAGGCGGCAGATGCCTTTACTGCGTTAAGCGAAAGTCAGAACAAGGAAATTAATAAGCTGTTAAAAGCTAACAAGAAGAAGGTTACTCTTACTGGCAATGATCCTGACACCCTTAAACTGTCTGAAACGATAGATACTCAGGCAAGTTTGATCACTCAGCTATCCGAATCTGTGAAAACAATCGGATCTGAACTTAAAGGCGCACAGGATCACATACTTGAATCTAAAAAGGCTTCTGTTAAAGCTACTTTGAGCAAAAATTTCTCTCCTGCTCTTGTAGAAAAGGCAATGCCTCTTATCAATTTTTCTGAAGGTGAAGATAAAGTTGTTGATCTTCTTACCGCTATGCAAAAAATGCAGGAAGAATCAGCATTGTTCCTTAGTGAGCCGCTTGATATTGAACAGCAGGAATTCAATAGCTCAATGGGTAACGGTAACTCTGAAGATAAACTTCACAATGAGGTTACTGCTCTATCCGAAAAGGATAATTGCTCTTACAAAGTTGCATTTGATAAGTTGATGGTCCTAAAAAGCAAGTAAGCCTTTTCAGATAAATAAAATAAGTATTAATATAATTTTAGTTGTATAAAATTTAATTTCTAAGGAGTCCGATTATGTCAGTATCAATACCAATCACTGAAAATATGATGTCTTCTATCGCAGAACAGCAAACTTCCGCTTCTGCAGTAGAGGTAAGAAAGGGCTTGCCGGTTATCGGTGGTACTGTAGATAATCAAGTCAAGCCAATTGCCACAGGAACTTCAACTATCCTCGATACGATTGAAGGTATTGCCCAGGATGATGCGAATGATGGCGCGACTACTCGTGTAGCGGTTGCAGGTCAGATTTGTATTGCTCGTGTAAAGGGAACTGTTACTCGTGGTGATAGTCTTATCTGCAAGACAGGTTCAACTACAGATGCGGAAAACGGAAGTCTTGAGGCACAGGCTACCATTGTTAATGGTGATCTGATTGTAGCAAAGGCTCTTGAAGATGGAACAGACCAGAGTTACATAAAGGTTGTTGTTCAGTTGTACAGAGTTACAGCGGCGTAAATACCGTTTTGTTGAATATATTAAAAAGCTATATTTTAAGTTAATCTTTTCAAGGAGTTTTAAAATGGGGTTTATTGCCGTTTCATCTACACCACAGACAAATAAGTTGTTATCGCAACTTTCTGTTGGCTTCCCTAACGGGGGCTTTGTCGCTGATGAACTATGCCCGGTTATCGATGTTGGGGCCGATGCGGAACAGGGAGTGTATTTTTCATGGGATAAGTATTATCTGAATTCTACTGTTGAAGATGTAAGAACGATCAGAGGCCATTCAAATGAGCCTCAAGATCCAACGGTAAGCGAGAATACTTATAGCGCTGTAGCTCATTCACTTGCTAAACCTATCGATCCTCGTGAGTTTAAACAGCATAAGAATAAAGAATTGAAACTTGCTGAGTCTATTCAGGAAGGGTTATTGTCTTTGCTGATGATCAAGAAAGAAAAAAGAGTTGCTGATTTGTTCACAACTGCAGGGAATTACGCTTCAGATCATAAATCTACGCTATCTGGTACAAGCCAGTGGAGTGATTTTGTTAATAGTGATCCAGAGGCCGCAATTGAAACCTCTCGTGAGGTTGTTGCTCTTGCAGGATTTGAGCCAAATACAATAATGATTCCAATTACAACTTGGAGAAAAATCCGTCAGCATCCTCAAATCAGAGCGTTGATCAAATCACTTGATTCTAAGTTGCTTACAGATGATATGATTGTTCCTTCTCTGTTTGGCCTTGACCTTGTTGTTCCAGGTAGCCGTAATGTAACTTCTTTACCGGGTGCTACTGAAGCAATTGGCAGAATATGGGGTGATTATGTTTGGATAGGTTATGTAAACAAGAAATCCAATCCAGTTAAAATGGACCCTACGTTTGCGTATACGTTCCAGGCAGAAGGTCGAAAGACTGAAACATTCAAGGACAGAAAGAATGAAATCATCGATGTTCAGTTTGATATTGCTGTTGAAAAAATAACTGCGGCCGCAAGTGGTTATCTTTATACAGATGTTATTGCTTAAATAATTAAGTAATAATTTATAAGAGTTAATTCTAATTAAAACTTTGGGGGTTGAAATGGTTGCGACTATAACAGATGACCGTAAACGAATTAATAGGAAACACCGTGACAGGGATATTGCTATTAAAAAGAAAGATACAAATCAGCAGAGGGAAGCGATGGATAAGTTGTATTGCCGGGCTTGTCGTGCTGTAGATATGGTTACGTTAAATTCTGTTCGCCGTGACAAACTCACCAAAGTTTTAATTCAGAAGAATTATGCAGACTTTATCCGTGTTGTTGATCGTTTAATGGAGTCATTCTAATGTTTAAAAATTTAAAAATAGGTATGTGCGTACTTGCCTTTTCGATGTTTGCCTTTGCATCGACTTCATTTAGTGAAACTTGGCCTACGTTTCACAATGGCAACACGCTGATTAAAGGTAAGTTAAGGGTAACTGATCAGATTGTATTTACTGGTGGCCGAACAGTAATGAGCACGTTATTACCGGCAGATATTATTGATGGAGCGTTGACATCACCGAACAGAACTATTACTGTTGGTAGCACTGGTAACGCATGGCAGTCGTTACAATTTGACGCGGATGGTGGGTCTACCGGCGATGACCATATTATGTTCGCATGGGCTGTGCCTGATGGCTATGTGGCTGATTCTGGTAGAATGAATATATTCTGGTCCTGTGAATCTGCAGAAACCGCTCTCGATACTGTCACATTCGATATGACGGTATTATCAATTACTGATTCAGAAACCGTTGATGCCGCTCCTACTGCATTTACCGCAGTAGAAGATATTACTTGGTCGGGTGAGGCAGATAAGGTTCAAATTACTCAATTGAATTTTGAAGTAACCACTATTGCTATTGACGATAATGTTTACTTTGATTTATGGGTAGATGAATCGGCTTCAATGTTTACTGATACTGTTGATATTCACGCTATAAAAATGGAATGGGAATCAACAGAGTAATATTTTATATATTAATATCTACGGTTTGCGCTGTGCTTGGATCTGTTTCTTTGTGGATCTCAGATACAACATTTGACAGCCCTAAATTACTGTTGATGTTTACAGGCGTTTCAATCGCTTGTATATTGTGGGCCGTAAAAGGATTCAAAGAAGGTTTTTTCAGGAAGACAAGTGGTGTTAATCTTGCGATTGGTACTTATTTGTCTTCCTGTATGCTTTCTTGCTTCTTCGGTATGAATTGGGTTACTTCTTTTTTCGGTGCATATAAGCAACATGGTGGTGTTCTGGATTTAATAGCTTACCTGGCGTTGTTTTATTTGTCAGTGAATTATATAAATAAGAATAATATCAGAATCGCCTTTCGCTTTTTAATTATTGCCGGGATTTACTGTTGCGTGCTTGGGGTAGGTCAGAAATTAGGAATAAGCAGATATGTTTCACTCCCTATGTGGGGCCGGGTTTATTCAACATTCGGCCAGCCGGTTTTCTTCGGGTGTTTTATTGCAATGATGATACCGATAATTTTATATGAAATGAATAGAACTATGAATATTTGGTTATTACCTGTATTGATTTTATTTGTTTTCTGCTTGTTTATTGCACAGGCAAGGTCCGGGTTAATCGCAACTATCTTGGTTTCTATTCCTCTGATGTATATGTATAGGGGTAATAAATTGTTTATGATTACCGTTTTATCCTTATTTATTATTGTTTTAATCTCGGGGATATTTATAAGTGCGAATACTCACGGAATTGTTAATCTATATTCTCGGTTTACTCACCATAATGACTATGCTCCTAGATTGAGCTTATATGCTGGTGGCTGGGGAGCGATTAAAGCCTATCCATTTTTTGGTGTTGGGCTTGACAATGTAAGACCACACAATATATTTATAGGTCAATGTGCTAAGTTGGGCATAGTTGGCTTTTTATCATTTATGTATCTTGGGTATTCAGTAATAAGAAGTTTTATATTTTCTGAATATCATGGTCTTAAATTATTCTATACATTGTTCGCCTCATGCTGTGCGTATTTGATATTCCGCCAATTTAATCCCGGGTATATTCCGGTAACACTATTCTTCTCATTAATTGCCGGGTCGTTATATGGTATACAGAATAATAATAATTAATATATGTGTTTGTTTAATAGTATTTTCCGGCTTCAGGTTTAAAGCTGATGCGGATATGCATACTGCGCGCAAATGGTTTGCTTCCAAGGATATAACAAACGCATTTATCTATACAAAAAAAGCAATAAAATATAATCCAACTGAACAAAAATATTATAAGAACTTAAGACAACTAGAACAATTTTATTTTGCTTTAACGAGTGAAACAGTAAAGAACTAAGGAGAATTAAAATGCCAAACTGGAAAAAGATTCTTTCACCGCGCATACTGCTGATGTCGATTGCCCTCTCACTCTCTATGTTGGCAGTATGCCCTTGCCCTTCTGATGCCCGTGATTCAAATGGAGTAACTGTGACTGATTTCACTACCGGTGCGGCTTATGGACTTCATATTGATCATTATACTGCGTTTAATCCAACCTCTGCGACTTATATATATAATGAGGCTGGTGAGTCTGCCGCCGCTTCCGGCGAAGTTGACTTAACTGGACACTTTGGAAAAAAGACAGTTGCTATTTCCGTACCACAATTAGGATCTACAAGTTTAGATTTTAGACTTGAAGGTCAAGTTGGTACAGCAATGACTACCTGGGGCTTGATTGAAACATTGACGATTGATGCAACTACCACAATTGACACCTTAATTGAAATATCTGAGTATATAACAGCATATAGACTTGGAGTTAAGGTGAATACCAACGGAACAGATGTAATTAACTGTAGCACTTCGGCTGTCAACGCAAGGTAATTAATTATGGAGAGTTTGAATGTCGCTTACAGATGCAGGATTAAGAAGATTACTTGTAGATCACACTCGCCATAAGCATTTCCTGGATTCATTGACCAGCAGGTATATTCTTGCAGTTGCAAATGTTGATGCAGATGGGGCAATTTTAACACCCTCTTTATCTTCGCCGCCTACTGCGTTTGAAATGACTGCGAATCTTACAGGCATAGGTGTTTCAGAGGTAGTCATACCAATAACAGCAACATCAACAAGAAGGTTAAGATTTAAAGGCCATAATGATAATGCTGGAAAACTGTATATTGGTACGACAGGTGTTCAGAATGACGGAACACTTGACTTTCTTGCTCTTGAATCCGGTGATGAATTAGAATTTGATTATAATATAGTTAGCGCGGATTTATATGTAATTGCTTCTGAGGTTAGTCAGATTTTAGAATATGGAGTTATGTTATAATGAAAAAGATATTATTAATACTGATATTTATATTATTCATAACTAATACTTCTTTTGCAAGTAGGCAAATCCGTGTTGGTTCCCGGATAAATAACAGCACTCCCGATAGTTTATTATTTATCGATCTCAATAAAAGACTTGGAGAAGATAATACAAAATTATCATGGGATGATACGAATGATAGATTAACCACAGATAGTTTATTAATACAATCCTCAAACACTCCTTCAAGCGCAACAGATACCGGAATACAAGGCCAAATCGAATGGGATGGTAGTTATATATATGTATGCTCTGCCACTAATACGTGGTTGCGAACTGCTTTGTCCACTTGGAGTGTCGGTGGTGCTTTACTGCTAGAAACAGGGTCTTATTTATTACTAGAAACAGGTAACAAACTACTATTGGAGTAACTATGAAGAAACTATTAATTGTTTTATTGTTGATATTGTTTAGTGCTGATGTTTATGCACAAGATACAAAAGGTTCTGCTTTATCTGATATATCAAGCCCAACTTCTGGTGATGATATGTATATTATTGACGATCCAGATGGAACGCCATTAAGTAAGAAAATAAATATTGGTGCTTTGCTTGGTGTTGCTACTGATTTAGATAGTGGTGGTGCTGTTTCTTCTAATGCAGTTGCATTGACTACCGATACCACTGGAAACTATGCGGCTGGTGATGCTGAAGCAGGGGCCGCGACAAATATACAAGATAATTTAATCCTTGCCGCAGATATGGCCGATGCAGATCATGGTGATGTTGCCTGGACCTCTAATGTTGCCGCTGTTGAGGGGGTTGCCGCCAATGCTGTTACACTTGGAACTGATACCACTGGAAATTACGCGGCTACGGTTGCGGATGCCGGTAATTCAACTATTACTGTAGCGAATTCTGGTGCCGAAACTGCCGCTATCACATTAGATTTAACCGCAAATGGTGTTGATGATACTCATATTGATTGGGGAACTGGCGCAAGTCAAGTTTCCCTTGATGATATGACGGAAGGTACTTCTACAAATTACTATGTTCATAATGCTTGGAATGGTACGTTTAAAGAAGCGTTTGATGCTGATGTGACGAGTAATGGTTCTGTTGTTACGATGTCCATTGAGAAAACAGGTACAGGGGATTTGACCACACAATTTTCTTCTGGTATCGCTACCTATGATTGTACTCCTGCTGATACCATTGCTCTGACTGTGGGAAGTGATGCCTCACCGCAGGGTAATTGGATATACATTCTCCAATCAGCGCCATCTACACTCGTAAAATCAACGACAGCTTGGCCCGCAACTGAACATATTAAGATAGGATTCTTTTTTGTGCAATCTGCGGCAACTGTTCAATCCGCTGGCGGCCCTATTATAAATCAAAACTGGAACAATGAACTATTCACAACTGATAGCCAAGGCCATGTGTCTCATGTAGGCGAAAAGATAAGAGCGTTGGGGCCATCGTATTTTTCTGGAATCGATGGTAATGGCGCAACTGCAAGTTACTATACATTAGGGGCGAGTAATAGTGAGTTTATTTCAACTTCTGGTGTAATGTTTCAGATGCATAAGCAAACTTTCCCTGCTTTTGATACGTCAACTGGAAGCACCATTCATGTTGTCAATTCTTCTGTAAGTGGATACCGGGCAATAACAGATTTGTTCAGTATAACAACTGATAGCACAGGTGCGACAATAACAAATAATAAATATTTCAACCTTGTTCTATGGGGAGTGATAAATAAAACAGGAGAACATCAGGTAGTAATGTGTAATGTTCCTGGTGGCTTTTATAATTCATCTGCTGATGCTCAAAACGATGTAAGTAGCTATGACGTATTTACAATTCCAAGAGAGTTTGCACTTGATAGCTCGAATGGTTTCTTGATATGTAGGACTACGTTTCAGATGGGAACTACATGGTCCCATGTTGCTACTGTGGATTTAAGAGGTTCAACGCCACAATCAGCAACAGGTGGTGCGGCTGGCGTTGCGACTACATTTGCTGATAATGTTTTTGATATATTCGATAACACTGATAATACAAAGGTGATGGCGTTTGATGTTGGAACAAATATAACTACAGGCACTACCAGAACACTAAAGCCTCTTGATAAGGATTACACTATTGGTGATTTACTTGCTGATGGTTCGGTTGCGCTTGCCGGTGCGTGGAGTATGGGTTCACAAGCAACCACTAATGTAAATATTGATACTGGTACAATCGCTGGCGCTGTGACAGGTACAACACAATCTGCTAGTGATAATTCAACAAAATTAGCGACAACCGCCTATGCGGATGCGGCTGGTGGTGCATTTAGCGATGCATCAGATCCAATCGTACAAAACACAACAACTAAAGATACTGCGATTGGAACTACGCATAATAATACAGCTAAATTAAGCGTTGATGGTGATGCAGACCAGATATTAGTTTCATTTCAAGGCAATGCAACTCAAACTTCTTCTTTGACTGTATGGGAACAATCTGATGGTACTGATTTAATTAAAATATCTAATTCGGGAGATATGGAGTTTGGCTCAAGTACGCATTTTTCAGAGGGGCAAATTACTCAAGATACAGGCCAACCTTTAGATATTTCTCTTGGTTCGGCTACTGGTGATGATTTTACCATTGATACGAGTCGTTTGGTTGTCGCTGGCGATGATTTTGCTGTTGGCATTGGAACTGTGACTCCTAATAAAATTGCTACTTCTGGTTCGGTTATCACCATAGATTCTTCTCATACTGCAAATCAAATACCCTATGTGGAAATGGGCAAGGTTGAGGCACTTGTTGATACTGAAATAATTGGAAGTTTTTCTTGGTATGGCAATACTGGCCCTGAGCAGATGGCGTTTATTCGTGTTGATGCGGAGGGTACAGCAGGGGCGGCAGACATGATAATAGGTGTGGGAAGTGGTGCGTCAGTTCCCACTCGGATGACTATTGACGGTACAAGCGGTCTTGTAAATGTTGTCAATGAATTTACAGCAGGAACAAAGACGTTTAAAATAGACCATCCTCTTGATCCTAATAATAAATTATTATATCACATGGCAATAGAAGGGCCGAGAATAGATTTAATATATAGAGGTAATGCCACTTTAGTTAATGGGAAAGCTACTGTTAATTTAGACATTGATTCTTGTGGTGGTGGAAATAGCATGATGGCCGGTACATTTGTAGCATTAACTCAAAATGCTGTTGTTACAAGTTTACACAACCAAGATGGGTTTTCCAGGGTAAAATCAAGTCCAGTTATTGGAGCGACTTTTGATATTGAATGTGAAGATATTTTTTCTACTGATGTTGTTTCGTGGGTTGTGATGGCAGAAAGAAATGATCCGTTTGTAAGGGCTATGAGTAAGACAGATGCTAATGGCAGATTTATCCCTGAACATGATAAACCATTACCTGATATGTCACGATTAGAAACCGAGTATATTGATACGGATGATCCTTCTAGGGTTGGAGATGTTGTCGAAAGTGTCCAGATGAATTCCAAGGGATATAAAATACATGCGTATGCCTATGGAGAAGAATTGCCTAAAAAAACAATTACAACAAGGCTACGGAAAAAGCCGTAGTTAATGATCCGAATTGGCCTTAATGGAGAAGAAATGTCTATACAAAATTTAAGAGATTTTCAACGGCCTTATTTAACTATGCTATTTGCAACAAGTTATATAGCCTGTATTATTATATTAATTTTGGCTGTGATCAAATGGTTCTTTGCGAATCCGGAAGATACGGATTTGTTAGAATTGGTGTCTGTCGTATTGGGTATTATAGGATTAATAGGTACACCGCTTGGCGCGATCATGGGCTATCATTTTGCTAAATCAACTAAGAAGGACTCCTCTCCATGATAAAATTATTAATATTGATCATATGTTTACTGTTTTGCTCTGCTGGTTGTGCGCGTATCACCTGGAAGGAAGATGAATTCACTTATTCCCGATTAGGTAAGCAATCAATCGATGGGTTAGTGGTTGAAAAAGATAAATCCGGTGTTCTTAAAGTGAAAATAGGTAAACAGGTTGGTAGTTCAGGTGTAATGGCTAAAATATTAACTGATATTGCGAAAGTTTCTGCCGGTGCTACTGGTATGGAATTGATTGCTCATTAATAATGAATAAAGAGTTAATAAAAGAAGCAATTAAGGAAACCTTTGAAGCTGAGATCAAGCCTTTTTATGTTGAAAGGCAACAGCATTATGATGACCATCAAAAGTTACAGCGGTTAGATCATGTTGATATAGATTTTTTAGTTAATGCCCGGAAGTTTGTTGAAGCTATACGTGATACCTTTTGGAAGACTATATTTAGAGCGATTATACTTTTCTTCTTCTCTGTTTTAACTGGTGGCCTGATATTCTGGTATAAATATCACGATAAAATACCGCCTGTACATAAGCACGGTCAGTAAATTTGTCATACATCTTGTACCCTCCCCCTTCTCCCTGTCTCATTTCACGAAAATAATCCAATTGTTTCAAAAATAAAAGTTGTGTATATGTTGTGTATGTGATATAACACTCTCGTTATTTTAATTCACTAATAATTAATTAAAACTATGAGTAAATTTAAGGTTGAAAAGAAGGAAAGGTTTAATGTTGCAATGAGGCCCTCTGTTCATAATAAGGCCCGGGATCATGCTAATAAAAAAGGCATGAGTTTGTCTGCATTTATTGATTCTTTAATCGTATTGTTCTTTTGTAAGGATAAATAATATGCCTATGACAGATACCGAACAGGTAAATGAATTCAGGATACACGCTTATGATCAATATCTTAAAGGTATGAATAAATCTGAATTGCTGGCTTACTTTAATGATATGAGTATGAAGGATATGATTGAGTGTGTTAAATTTACTTATGGGAATGATGGTAAGGATGACGGAGTTTTTGAATACTAAATATTATGGATGAATTAAACGAAAACATTAAAAGTATTGAAGATAGATTGAGGGCTCTTGAAACTGAAGAAAAGTATTTATTGTATACTCTTGAGCTTCTATGTGAACTCCGTAAGGATATTTTATCCGGCAAGGTTGAACTACAAAGCAAAGACTAAACTATGACCTGCGAATATAAAGAAAACAAAAAGAAAAAATCCTGTGACTTCTACATTAAGTCCGGATTCTGTTCAAAGAAAACTATCTTCAGGTGTGTTGAATACATTGAACGGAATGAGCCTACGTTATCGCATTCAGGTATCATTAACTTCATCCGATGCCCGAAGATGTATTATTATGCTCAGATATGTGGCATACAGAAGAAAGAGACTTCCGATCCTATAAAAATAGGTAGTGCTGTGGATAGTTACATTACTGAATATCTACTCACAGGTGCTAAGAACGAAGATTATTTGGATATAAACTCTGATATTGATTATATGTGGCAAGCAAAGGCCATTGCGATCATGAAAGCGTTCCGGGATCTAATCGGTGTTGATAAGTATAAGGAAAAATATGTCGGCCAGTATAAATTTGTACTCAATAATGATGGTCAGCCTCAAATACAAGGGTTTTTGGATCTTCACGCTAAGAATGATTCTGGATTTATTGAATTGAAAACTGGTCGTGACCCTGCTTATTACATAAACCTGTTTTATATCAAATACAAACTTGCAACTTACTTCATGTCTAATGATAAGTATAAAACTGGTACTGTTTGGGCTATTCGTGTACCTGATTTGAAACGTACAGGGAAATTCAAGAACGAATCTTATCCTGATTATTCAAATAGGTGTCATCGTGATATGCTGGCTCGTGCGAAATTCTATTTTCCAGGGTATAATCCTGAGAAACGAAACTTTGGCGCGAAATTCGGCAGGGCTGAGATCGATGTTGATGAAATGGTGAGGTATTACCGGATGATTGCCGATAATATCAAAGGGTGTATTGAGAGAGATCTATGGATTCAGAACGGTACAGGGTGTTTGCATCCGTTTGAATGTAATTATTTGAGTATATGTAAGAATAACGGTGCGATCAGTGAAGATGTATATGGTTATAGGGAGAAAAAATGACTTTTGAAAATCAGATTATTGAACTCGGATTGCAATTATTACATATTAAGGCTCTTTTGTGCGGAATCCTTTTTATGAATGTTTGTTCTTATGTTCATAATTGTTATTTTAAATAGGACACGGTCCTTAACTTGGCTCTGCAGGAGTGCAACCAAATCAAGGGGCAAGCCGTGTCCTATTTAACACCTAAAGACTCCAGCGCGGAGCGCAATAACGGAGTGTAGCGAAGCGGAACGAGTGTCTGCCTGTTGCCCCTGAAAAACTCAGTGAGAGCGAAGCGAACATAACATTATAATTTAAACCTGTATTAGGAGAAAAGATGAAAATCAGACAGTTGAAATTGAAAAACTTTGCACAATTTGAAGATTTTGAAATTGTATTCAATGATGACATTACCCATTTAGTTGGTATCAATGGCTCTGGTAAAACAACAGTGGGACTCAATGCTATATGGGCTGGATTTAAAGGTATTGCTGAGAAAAGTAAAGATGCGTTGATTGGTGAGAGGTATAGGTTTATCTCTCCTGGTAAGAAGTCTCTTGATATTGAGATAACTTTGCATGATAACGCTACAGAGAAAGATATAATACTTAAACGCCATATCACCAAAGATGTAAATCAGATCTCAATTGAATCATCCGGTGACGATGCTCCTTTTGATAAGCAAACTGTTGAGAACCTTCTAAACGTAACATTTCTGTCAGCCTCACACTTCACTTCATTATCCGGCAAAGAACAGGCCCTCGCTCTTGGTATTGATACTACTGGACATGATGAATCGATTGCGGATATTAAATCAGAGGCTCAGTTATTAAGAAAACAGATTAAGTCCATCGGTGATCTGCCTGAATTAGAAAAGGTTGATAAGGTATCTGTGTCTGATTTGATTGAAAAGCGTGATGAAATTGTTTCATTCAATAATTCGCAAAATGCAATTGCAACTGCACATGCACAGAAACGAAATCAAATTGATGTCGTTAAGGCTGAAATGCAAAGTTTATCAAATATTTTAAAAGACCATGAGGATGAATTATCTACTATGGTAGATTCTTGTGAGCTAAAAGATACGGATGAACTCGATGAACAGATAGAAAATGCAGAAGAAACAAACGAACTTGCAGTAGCTTATGATTCTAATTTGCTAAAGGTCAATGAATTGAAAAAGTTTCATGATGACCTTGATTCCAATATTGAAACTCAGGACAAAAAGTATAAGGAGCGCCTTGAATACATCAAAACCTCTACATTCGGCATGAAAGGATTATCTGTAGATGATACCGGCTCTCTCCTTTTAGACGAAAAGCCTATAAAATCACCATATTTTTCAAAGGGTGAGTTGGAAATGGCGATTGCGAACATATCATCCGGGCTCAACCCTGATCTAAAGGTCCGGTTCATTGATGACTTCGAAGTATTAGACGAGGAAAATCAACGTAAGATAATCAAGGGCTTGACAAAGCGTGGATTCCAGATAATAACGGCTACTGTAGGCGATAAGAAAACTCGTGATAAGTCTGTATTATTACGCCAATGTAAAATTGTAGAATAATTCTAACCTTTTGGGGTAAATATGAAAACTATTAAAAGAGAACATAACGCGCCATTTTTATTAGTCTACGGAGATACCAATTCAGGCAAGACAACCTCGATTGTCCGGACCGCACCTGGATCAATACTCTATATTTCTGCAGAAGGTGATGCGTGGAAAAGTGTAGACGTCTGTGAAGCATTTAAAGAGAAGATTGATATTGAGATTGTCCAGCCTGAGTCACATGAAGATCTTATGGATTCACTTAACAAGATGATCGCTGAAGCAATTGCAGGAAAATTCCCACATAAGACCGTTGTATTTGATTCCGGTACTTTCTGGATGAATGTCAAGCTCGCCATCCGTGTTGAAGATGATCGTAATGATGGCCGTACTGGTGTCGATGCTGGTAAGCTGTCCGCACAGTCTCAAAGTGATTGGACTGAGGTAAACACAGCTAATAGTCAAATGAGTCGTTTAACGGATCTCCTGAAGACTTTATCGCAATATGGTGTCATGGTCATTATGACTGCGCAGTTACAGGAAAACCCTAAGTGGAATCGTGAACTTGAAGCTGGTCCATGTTTCAATTACAAAGACTATAACAAAGCATTAAAGGGATATTTTGATTACATTGGTTTTACAATCCCTAATCTTGATGAACATGGGACTGTTCAATATCCACCAAAATTGAGTTTTGATGATCAGCAGGGGTATTTAGTTAAGTGGCGTGGTGTTCAACCTAAGAAATTGACTACACCATTTGATTTAAGTAAAAGATTTGCATGGTTTTGCGCGTAGGTAGTGTGCCGGTTTCATACGTGAACGTAAGCGAAAGGCGTTATGTTTATTGACGAACTGAGTAAGCCGGTATTTATTCTAGTTTAATAATTTGTTTTAAGGAGGGTAGCTTTATGAGTGAAAGCATTGATGATAGTATGGAAATTAGTGGTACCGAGGATATGGGTGGATTCAGTATGCCACCTGAAGGTAACATAGCAAAGGGCACAGGCGTGGAAATGGAGTTTACCGGAGAGATTAAGATGTGTGGTGAAGATGAAGATTGCCTTATGTTTGCTTTAACCTATGTAGATGATCCATCTGCAAAGGCAAACATCTTCTGTAAGACCACAACGCAATCCGGTTTGTCTAAGATTGTTGGAATCGGTAGAGATTCAGGTGTATTTGATAAGATTGACAAGGTGCGTATCAGTAAGAACAAACCACCGATTCAATCTTCTCAGGGTGGTGTTAAGGTAAAGGTCCTGGCAGATCCTAAATTTCACAATCAACTACGCAAAGAGATTGAAGGTTGTACAATACTTTGTTCAATTTCTCATTCTGAGGCAAAGCCGTATGTGGATAAGGTAACTGGTGAGACTAAAGAAGGTTTCCCGAATGCCAATATCAGTAAGATTGCTTCTGCAAAGAAGGGTAAGGCAACCGCTGAGAAACCAGCAAAGGAAAGTAAACCAGCCGCGGCCGCTGAAGATGATTCCGATGACTTTGGCTGATCATTAATCTCTAACTTATTCTATATTATCTAACATTTACGGAGAGATAAATGTCTGTAGAACTTGATTTAGCAAAGGAACTTGTTACCAACCGGGCAATGGTCCAAAAACAGCAAGATGAAATAAAACTTGCAAAGGGCATTATTAAGGATTGTACTGAAAGAGAAGACGAAATCGTTAAAGAACTTGAGGTTCGCTTCTCAGAAGAATAAATCATTAACCTATTACGTTAATAATTAATTTGATGGCCTGTAGCTTTAACCGGCTATGGGCCATTTCTATATACATGAAAAATACTGATGAATTCTGCGCTCCACCTATTAAATTAAACCCTACACACGTTTCATACATACCGTCAGTACCTAAAGACTTTATAATTTCCGTTGATACTCGTGAGCAGAAGCCTTATAAATTTGGGAAGATCCCGGTAATTGTGAAGACTATCAATGCTGGTGATTACTCAATTAACGGTATGGAGCATTTAGTATCTATTGAGCGTAAGTCTCAAGCTGATTTCTATGGTACAATAACCGGCCATGCACGAGCAAGGTTCTACCGGATGCTTGACCGCCTGGACTCTCATTTATTCAAAGGTCTTATAATTGAATGCGAAGAAATTGAATTACTATCACCTGAAACCTCATTCTCTGAAATACACAAGAACTCTGTCTATTCAACAATCATTTCATTTGAGATAAAAAGAGGCTTGCATGTATATTATGGAAACCGCCGGTCCTGTGCGATTAAAATTGCCAACTGGTTATTGGTCTTTTATAAGAATTACTTAGAAAATAACAAAAATGATATATTATCTTAACAGCAAGGGAAAAAAGATTGAGATTATTATTAAGCGCCATGCTGTCTTTTCTTTCCGGGATAGATATGAAAAACTATTTGGTACTGTTTTGACCTCAACTGAAGCTGAAGGTAAGATAATAGCATTATTCCCTTTGGCCTCTCGTGTGAAGAACTATAACTCTCGTGAGAAGATCCGTATTAAAAGGCATGGGCATTCTTTATACTTCCGAGATCCGAACTTTACCTATGTAATACATAATGGTGTTATGATCACTGTAGAAATAAGCAAGAAAGGCTTTCGTAAATTAAATAAGGAGATATGATGGCGAAAATTCGTGACGATGAAGAAATTGGCGCAACAGATGGCAGTATGATTGATGATGAAATTGTATTCCAAACCAGCAAAACACAATATTTGAAGCTAGAAGACAAGATTCAACCTGAATCCTTCTATGATTTATCTACATTATCCCTTGCAGACAGGTTCCGGCCTGTGAAGCTTCAGGCGCGAATAGGTATTATACCATACTCTTTGATGTCCGCGTTCCGTATGCAAGCGATGAAGATGTCTGAGGCTGATTTTATCCGCGGTGTTATTAGTATAGGGATTATCTCATTATGTAGGCAGAAGAATATAAACACAGATTTGATTGATCCAACTATAGATTTGTATAGTGGTCAAAGATCCCTTTCTATGGATAAGAGATTCAACGTAACCCTAGAACTGCTTGATTTTCACAACACAGGCACCATTTCCGTTGTTGATGGTATCGTATGCGGAAGACCTCGTAACGACAAGTACGGCGTTCTCCTGTGGAATAAACTGCATCCTGTCTGGTCCAAACAGATACCGGATTATCATAAACCAAAGAAATGGTTGGTTTGTCCTGAGTTATTGAAGATGTGCCGGTCCTTTGTTAAAGATGGATTGACTGATAAGATGTATGCTTTGAGTGCAAAGGTGAAAAACTCGCAGGTAGACTCGCAAAATCCATCAATTACAATCCGTATAAGTCGCAGGTTTACAATATTGTCGTATGAATATAGTAAATATTATGGATCTGGTAAATTGCCAGGGCAGTTATATAGAGGGTATTTTGTTGCAGGGTTGTACATATTATCTAAATGGGCTATTCAAAAGAAGCTGAGTAATTATGAATATTTCTTTAAACAGATGATACATGATCTTGAAATTCAGGCTTGTACGAGGCAATCTACTACATGAATACTAAAACTATCACTGACAGAAACAACCAACCAACTCACGATAATTGGAAGACTCCTTCATATTTGTATGACGAACTTGATCGGGAGTTTCATTTTAACTTTGATCCATGTCCTTTGAATGCAGATTTTAATGGCCTTGAAATAGAATGGGGTACTTCTAACTTTATCAATCCACCTTATAATAAGATTGATAAGCCAAGGTTTATACAAAAAGCATGGGATGAATGGCAGTCTGGAAAGACCTGTGTTCTCTTGTTGCCTGTCGCTACTTCCACTATTATCTTTCATAAATTAATATATCCTTATGCCGAAATACGGTTCTTAAAAGGTCGTGTTGCTTTTGAAGGATTTAATTCAAATGGCAAATATGTCACTAAAAAGAAGGGCAAGCATGATTCGATGATTGTAGTCTATGAGCATTAGCACCTGTAGCTCCAGACCCGGCGCCATTGCTTTTCGAGCTACAAACAATCCTTTATTTCTGTAGCTCTGTAGCTTGTAGCTCTGTAGCTCGGTAGCTCCAAAATCGCAAGAGCTATCCTTTATGTATTAATAGGCAGGTTTGTAGAGCGTTTTTAAAAAACTGAAAAATTCATTTACTCGAAATCACTCACTTTTGAAAATAGGAGAAATTCAAATTGCAAAAAGAATTTAAAATTGTCAACCTGAACACAAATGAAATACCCTTCCGTAATTTCAATAATCCATCATCGCTCAATCGGTACAATAAAACACAGAAACCGATTACTGATTTAATAACAGAATCAAAGAAGTCATTTATTATGTTATCGGCGCCAACTGGTTTGGGCAAATCTTTAATCTGTGCGATGTCTGCATATACTCTATCAAATAAAATCAATTACGTTTGTTCTGATAAACAATTACAGGACCAGTTATTAAATGATTTCCCTGAAGCTGTGGTACTCAAGGGTAGAGGAAATTACACCTGTAACCTATTCCCCCATTTAAACGCCGATACCTGTGTCGGGCAATGTGCGGAATATAAAGCCAAAGAGATCCAGTGTAATTATTATGATAAAAAGGCTGAACTCCTAAATGCAGACTTCCGTATCCTAAATACATTCTACCTGTTATTTGAAATGAATTATGCCGGGCAGTTAAAAGGGCAGGATTTAATCATAATTGACGAGGCTGATACCCTGGACCTTAATTTCATATCGTTTGTGTCCTTGCAAGTATCAGATTCGCTTATAAGGAAATATGATCTCGGATACCCGAAACTAACCGTAGTCGAATCATGGATTGATTGGGCCGGTGATTCTATAATCAAGCTGGAAAAATCCTACAATTCAGAAAATTGCAAGAATTCCTTAGATCCTGAATTCGTAAAAGCTGATAAATTAATCAAAAAGTTGAAACTGTTCATACTTTTGGTTGAGGATGATTGGATTTATAATCGGCATAATACTTATTCTGAATTCAAACCTGTATGGATTACTAAGGAATTGATACAAAAGTACCTGTTTTCTCATGCTGACCGGTTTATTCTCTGTTCTGCTTCACTTCCTCCGAAAGCAACTATATGTAATACCTTGATGATTGATCCTGCAGATTGTGATTATATTGAAGTCGGGTCCAGCTTTTTACCGGAAAACCGTAAAGTGATATACGAACCTGTTATGGATATGAGTTTCAAGAATAAAGAAAAGTATATGACTATGATCGATTATGTAGGAATTGTCCTTGATCGCCATGCCACTGAAAAAGGGATTATACATTGTCAGTCCTATGCGCTCCGGGATCTGATTATGGAGATCGGCGGCAATCGATTGATTACACATGAGTCGAAAGATAAACAGAAACAATTGCATATCTTCTATAATTCCACAGAGCCCCTTGTATTTGTTTCCCCTTCTTGTGTGCGAGGATTGTCGTTAAACGATGATAAAGCGCGATTTGGTATCTGTGTAAAGATGCCGTTCCCGAATCTCGGTGACAAGGCTATATCGAAGCGTTGCTATGGATCAGGTAATAAAGGCAAGATGTGGTATAATTCCGAAACGGCGCAAGCTGTGTTGCAAATGTCCGGTAGGCATGTAAGATCTCATACTGATTGGGGTGTTATGTATATATTGGATAGTTGTTTTGAGCGTGTCCGTAAGTGTTTGCCGAAATGGTTTAACGATGATATTGTAGAAGACTTTGATTATGGAGAGGAAGAAGATCAGGCCAAGTGTCCTGAATTAGTGAATGCCGGGATCACTCAGCCTGACGAAGATGATTTTGATTATTGATTCTACCAAAGGTCCTGGCTGTATAGTTTACTTGAAAGCATTAATGTCTCGTCTTGTTTTACCTGTTTGATCTTGATTGCGTGTTTCGCGGCTTCTATCCGGTTTAAAAATGTACCGTTCTTCAATATAAATCCTTCTATCATTTCACTTGATCGAATTGGGATGCCCTGAATTATCAGCGCTTTTGCTAAATCTTTATGACATCCCTTTAACATGCTGTGTGTTTCACCTGCAAATCTAATTACTACTCCGGTTATAAAGCTATCATCTTCCTTGACGTTCTTGATTGAATATTCATAACTACTCGTCTTAGTATTTCCCTTATTGCAATAATCTTCATGGAATGTTATTACTCCCTCATAACTTCTTTGCTCTATTAATGATTTCACCATACTTAAATGTTGTGCCAGTTCTTCAATTGTTTCGCCTTTTGCTTCAAACTTAATTTCTATCATAATGCAATCCACCTGCCTTTCTATAAGTTTCAATAGTAGATTCTATATCTTTTTCCAGTTTCTTGTATGCCAGGAACAAAACTGTCTTTATCTTTTCATCGTTCTTCATGTCAACTTGATGTACTTTTCCTACAATCTTAAACTTCTTATTATATGCAATCCGTTCAATGTTTAGAATTATATCTACTTTCATTTTCCCTCTGTCATAAATCTATAATGTTTATTTAAAAAGTAACAAAGACTTTTACGTTCATTTCCTTCTGGATACAGGTTCATTGCTATATTGATTAAGCAATCACCAATTATTAATCTAAGATTATTTATTATTATTTTCATAAATCGCCTTTCTAATCGGGTAAGTGTTCCTTGTAGGCCAAGTGTCAAAATCAGCGGTTAAATTATGCGAAGCATTCCTATGATGTTTTGTTATGCCCCGGTAGGGGTAAATTTTATTTCCGCTTATTCTTTCCGTCAATGAATGTTAGGAAGTTTATACCTGTGTTGTATCTTCTCAGGGCTTCATCTATCAATGGCGGTGAGTTTTTAACTTCTTCTATTGAGATTGATTTCTGTATTGCTAGTTTTCGTATGGCTTTTTTAGTTGGGCTTTTAAATGTTATCATATTATTCCTTTCCTTTTTAGATTCAGTCTATGTGTTTTATTATTCTCTTTCCTTCTTTCTTTTGTCCTCGCGATGATATTATACTTCTTGTAATATTCATCTAAATAACTATAAGATGATTTCGTAATATCGTCAGCGTACATTTGATTGTAGTTTTTGTCAATCGCTACTTGGTGGAGTGTTGTTACTTTGGTTTCTATTAACATCGTGTCTCCTTATTTAATACCCTGTTAAATATCTAAACACTGTCACGATAATTGCAGTAACTATGAATCTATAAAACCACTTGACATGGTTCTTCCTGTTCCTGAGTCTGATGTATATTTGATTGTATGTCAGCATGATTCCCCTTTTCTGTTATATGTTTCAATTAAACCCTCATCTGCATAGCTGTAATATTCACCATTCCCTAGAATTAAATGGTCTAGTAATTTGATATTCAGCAACTTTCCTGCGTTTATTATCTCCTGTGTTATCTTGTCATCTTCACCTGATCTTTTAAGTGATCCGGCAGGGTGGTTATGAATTGCTATTATCGCGCTCGCTCCAAATTGTAATGCGTTTCGATATATAATCTTTAAATCTACTGTCGCGAAACTTTGCCCACCCGAGAATAATGTTTTAAATCCGTTTATCTCATTCTGTGAGTTTAGGAAAAATACTGTAAAGTGTTCCTGATCGTCATCAAGGGTTTTATATATCTCCTTTGCTATCCTGAAACATTGTCTACTATTTAACGTTGTTTCCTTTTCTGCTTCTGGTTCTGATATTTTCAATGAGATTGTTTTCAGAGTCTTTGTGTAGTACATGATTCCCCTTTATAAATTGTAGTTTGTATCAAAATTAAAACAGTTTAACTTCTCTGCAACTTCATCCTCGCAAGTATCACAGATCCACCAACAATTCTCATGTTCTGGAATGGTGTTATCTTCTCCTTGTTTTACTGTGTCGCATTGTAAGCATGTTATTTTTTTTGTTTTGGTCTGTGG